ATTTCATCAGACGCAGTAGAGTGGGACGACAATGAAGTTGTTACTCAATGGTATTGGGACGAAAGCTCATTTACTGAATACGATGAGATCTTCAAAATTGATCCAGATGTTTCTAAATTAATATACCCTGACGAAAAAGTTGAATAATTCTACGTGTTGTATATAATATAACATGTCTACTGTAATACTTGGGGCTTATTTTTCTAAAAAAAGACATTCAAACGAGGCTAACGACCATCATGTTATAGGAAGGTTGCCTAATGGCCACGTTTTAAATGATGATTTTTCTTATATCGAAAAATGGTATAACTCAATACATAAAAACAACCTAAACGCTGTTCTTTTTCACGACAACCTCTCTGAAGACAAGGTAAAAAAGTACCAAACAGACAAGATAAAATTTATACGCACAGAGGTAAATCATCACAACAATCAGGACTATAGATTTTTTTGTTTTAAAGACTTCTTGGAGAAGAATCATTTTGACTGTGTTTTCCACACAGATGTATCTGACGTTGTAGTTGTTAAAAATCCAGAACAGCTACTAAAAAACTTCCCAGAACACTCTTATTTTTTTTGTAAGGACAGCATAAAACTATGCCAATTCCCATATTTGCAATGGCATAAAGCATTTTCTTTTCAAGACTTGATAAAATTTTCTCTGAATCAAAACAGGTGGGATTTAATAAATGTGGGTGTAGGCGGCGGAAGTTTCGAATCCATGAAAAAATTTTACAACGAGTATTGTAAGATAAGAGAACCACTCGGAAACTTTGACATTAATTTTGATATGTGGATTCCTCAATATCTATTACGCTCTCACTTTGATGATAAATTTATTTTAGGAGAACCAGTTTGCAGTGAGTTTAAGAGTTATCAAGAAGATAGGAACGACGTATATTTTATCCATAAATAAAAATGAAAGATTTTAAAGACAAACATAAAGGCAAGACATTTGTAATTTTTGGTTCTGGGCCAACACTATTAGAGTGGGACGATTCTTTTTGTAAAGATGCCATTAAGGTCGGTTGCAATACAGTGTTTATGCACAAGCCAGATCTTGATTATTATCTCATACAAGATTCTGGATTAGTTACTGGGAGTGAGAATGGTTATTGCCGATTTAAGAAAAAGTACGATGAATACAAACCATCAATAGCAAAACTTTATGGTGTATCCTGTTTTAGTAATGGGAAGCTTCACGGACATTCTCTTACACCAAGAGATGTGATAGACGGTGGTGCCATAAAATATTTACTTGGTGAAGATTTTACAGAATTTTATTCTGTTATTTTTTCTTGTTTGCAGTTTGCTCGGCTTTGCGGCGCTGGCAAGATCATAATGGTTGGTTGCGATGTTACAAACAACATAAGAGCTGGAGAAGAAAACGAACACAACGGATACAAAATAACCAACCTAATATATAGATGGGGTAGATTTAAGGAGTCTTTTCCAGATTTAGACATAGAGGTTTTTAAACCCATTGGCCTTAAACACCTTTTTAAAGAATTTATTCCATGAAATTAAAAATACTAACAGTACTAAAAAGCGGTGGAGACTTCTATCCAGAACACGTTTATAAGATTAAAGAAATGTGTGAAGAACACATTAAAGATATTGATTTTTCATTTTATTGCTTTACGGATTTAGATTTGGACTGTAACACCATAAAACTTGATCACAACTGGCCTGGTTGGTGGTCTAAAATTGAGGTTTTTAGACAAGAGGGTCCTTGTTTGTTTTTTGATTTAGACAATATAATTTGCGGAGATATCTCAGATATAGTAAAAGATCTTGAGGGTGTTGGTTTTGCTATGCTTGATATTCACTGGCGGGATATATTTAGTTCTTCAATTATGTATTGGGATGGTAATGCTAAATATATTTATGAAAAATTTAAAAAAGACCCACATAGTTACATCAATTCTGCTTGGGGTAAAAAAGAAGGTGATCAAGGCTTTATTTTGAAAGAATCTAAACCTAAAGGTATACAAAGCCACACAAAAAGCGAGGAGAGGTTGGTTTCGTTCAAAATTGATTTAAACTTTGGGCAAAAATTTAAACCAGACACGCACAGTATTGTACATTTTCATGGCCCACCAAGACCTTGGCAACAAGGCACAATTAAGTATTAAAATGAACGAATCATTAAAGAACAGATTTAAAAAAGTTTTTACAACAAATCTTTGGGGAAGCAGGGAAAGCAGAAGCGGCAAGGGCAGCGAATTAAGACAAACAGAATTAATTATAAAACAAATTCCTGAAATAATCAAAAAATACAAAATATGCTCTATTTTAGACGCTCCGTGTGGCGATTACAATTACATGAAGGAAATAAAATTGCAATGCAAATACATAGGCATAGATATTGTGTCTGAGTTAATTGAATCCAATTCATTAAAATACAATAGTGTTGACTTTAGGTGTTTGGATATAACTTCTGATGATTTACCAAGGTGCGATTTAGTTTTAGTAAGGGATCTATTTAGTCATTTATCTAATGATCATATAAAATGTTCGATACAAAATATAAAAAAATCTGGAGCCAAATTCTTATTGGTCACTTCATATACAGACCACAAAAAAAATTTAGATCTTGGTTCTGGTCCCGACAAACAATGGAGAAGAATAAACCTTGAAAAGGAACCATTTAACCTTAATGTAGAAGCTAAATACAGTGATGGAGGATGCCCAATAAATAAAGACAAAAGCTTATTGCTAATTAATATATGATATCAAATAAAGAAAAATTTATTTTTATTCATACACCAAAATGCGGAGGCGGCAGCATTAGGCAGATTTTAAACCAAAATTTTGGGCGTAAAGATGAGTATCCATATAAAGATTCCATAACTCACCATTGGTCAATAAGCCAATTTATAGAAAAAGACAAAAAATTACTTTCATATTATAAAGTTGGCGTAATTAGAAACCCTTGGGACAGAGCTGTTTCTTGGTTTTATCATTGTAAAGCTAGGCATAATGTTAAAGTAGCGTTTAAAGACTTTGTATTAAATGAAGATCTCTTTAACTTTAATGATTTTGCGTCTAATAAACTTATATACAATGGCAAAAATATTATGGATTTAGTAATCAAAACAGAAGATATAGAAGACGACTTTTCTGTTTTTGCTAAAAGATTTAATATAACTAATTATAATATACCCAGAAACAGACACATGACACAAAGAGCCTTGAATTCTGATTACAGAAGTTTTTACGACGAAGAAACTAAAAACTTAATTGCAAAACGTTTTGATTGGGACATTAAAACTTTTGGATATAAATTTTAACATAACTAACCAATATAAATAATGAACAACATAAAACAAAAATTTGATGCTGATTTTTTTCAGAAAGTTTACGAAGAAGAAGATTGGTATGGGAACGCTTCGATGGGTAGGTGTCCAGCCACAAGGTTATTTCCTTTATATGAAAAAAACATAGAAGGCAAAGTTCTTGATGTGGGTTGTGGTAGAGGTGATGTAGTAAAACTACTTAGGCAAAAAGGTTTTGAGGCGGATGGCATAGATCAAATAAACTTAGACAACGGAATGATTGTTGGGTCAATACTAGAACCATTTGATGATGGAAAATATGATACCATGATCTGTATAGATGTCATAGAACATATAGAAAAAGAATATGAAGACATATTATTCGAAAATCTAAGTAAAAGCAAAACTCAAATATTTGCTATACATAATGGACCATCAATCACCAAAGGTGAAGATATACATGTAAACAAAAGAAGCTGGAGTGAATGGCAAGAAAAAATAGAAACTCTGTTTGAAATAAAAAGAAAAATAAGGATTCATGCTGAACAGTATCTTTATGTAACAGAACCAAAATAAAAAACCTAATTGAACTACATCTATTACTACATTTTATAATAAAACATGAAAAAAGAATTAACTGACAATTTAAACATTTTGAATAAAAACCTTAAAGATTCTTTAGAGAAAAAAGGGTATGAACCATGTCTTATAGGCAATCTTTTTTATAAGAACATTCAAAAAAACCCTTATTTTTACAAAGGTTCTTTGGATTCTGAAAGCATAATAAAAAGAGAAAGATTTAGTCTTGCTGCGGAACAAAGCAAAGCAATGTTTGAGATTGGTCTTAATGGTGGTCATTCTTCTTTACTAGCATTGCATTCGAATGAAGATATAATTGTCTACTCTAATGATATTGCAAAATTTTATCCACCGTGTCCTATTGCACATCCAGAAGTTTATGTCCCAGAAGCAGCCAAAACCCTTAAAGATATTTTCAAAGACAGGTTTAACTTCATAAAAGGAGATTGTTTGATAGAGGTTCCCCGTTTTGTAGAGAACAATCCAGAATTAAAATTTGATTTGTTGCATATAGACGGAGAAAAAACCACTTATAAAAGGGATTTTTTAAATTTACTTCCACTATTAAAAGATAACTGCTTGGTTATATTTGATTATTTTCAAAAGGAAAATGTTCGCTGGCAAGTCGGAGAGTTAGTAAAAGAGGGTTTTCTGCATAAAACGGAAGAGTTCCCGAGGACAATGAACCAGAGATTAACAAATGAAATTCTAATATACAAAAAGTGAAAAAAGGTTTATACATAGCTTCTGAAAGATGCGCCTCCGTTTCAATTATTGAAATGTGTCACAGATATGGGATAGATTTTCACACCCGATATACTTTAAATTTTGGAACTCCAAATGTAAGCCTGAAAATAGCGACGGAAAACAGCCCATATCTTAACTTTGGCTCTTATGGTAAAAAACTAGCTAAAGCTTCAGAACTTTTAGTTGGTAAAGAAGAATATAAATCTAGATTAGTATTTACCTCTGTAAGAAACCCGTTTTCTAGGGCTGTTTCTACATGGAAACACCACACCTGGTCAAAAAAAGAAATAGGTGCAGATTTGACCTTTCTTCAATTTTGTAAACTAATTAGTGAAGAGGATTTTATTTCCATTTTTGATTCAAAAACTAGCGAAGACATACCATATAAACATTATTTAAACACAGACCTTCATAGCGCAGTTTTAAATGAAGACGGTTTGTTAAAAAACAAATGGAGGTGGGCTAACCCTTGGTGGCATTGTTTTTCTTTTCATGATCATTTTTTTGAAAATGGCAAACCCCTCGTTGATAAATTTGTAAAAGTCGAGAACATAGAAGAGGATATGTCGGAAATATATTCTGAACTAAACATAAAACTGTTATACCAAGAAAAAACTAATGTAAATTCACGCAATCAAAGCTTAACAATAGGTAGTGGTGGTGAAGGATCTGTATTACTAAATTCAAAAACAGAACCAGATAAAAAAATGATGACAAAACATTACACAGAATTTTATTGTAAAGAATCTAAAGATATCATTTCTAAAAAATATGCAAAAGATATAGAATATTTTAATTATAAATATGGAGATTAATATATGATATCACACAAGCATAAAATAGTATTTGTACACATACCAAAAACAGGAGGGACTAGCATAGAGCACACTTTAGGTCGTGGAGATTGTGGTAATGGACATAGTAATTTAAAATTCTATAAAAAGAGATTAAAAAATTTTGAAGACTACACAACTTTTTGTGTTGTAAGAAATCCATTTGACAAAATGATTTCTGAATACTTCTTTTTTAAAAAAAGACACGCAGTTTTCAATCCCATTTTCAAAGACTGCTCGTTTGAAGAGTTTTTAGATCTGTTTTTCTCTATAAAAGACCCAAATTTTTTTAAAAACAATCATAAATACTGGTTTGATGGTCACTTCGAAACTCACAGAGCAAGTCAGTTAAGTTTCATAAAACCAGAAGAAGATTTGGATTTTTTGGTTAGGTTTGAAGATATTCAAAACGGATACAACTCTGTTTTAGATCACTTAGGCATGAAAAGGATAGAGCTCCCGCACATGAATAAAACTACACATAAACATTATAGCCAATACTACAACGAAGACACTAAAAAAATAGTTGCTGAAAAATATGCAAAAGACATAGAATATTTTGGTTATAAGTTTGGAGAATAAAAATATGATAGAAAAAAACATATTGCAAGTTTCCATAGGTCTAAATCATAAACACCCCCAGGTTCAAGAAGTTACTCAAAAAATGCTAGACATAAATAAGTCACACACTTATATCTTAATAGATTCAGAACAAAAAATGGATGATTGGGTAATTGAAAATTATTTAAATTCCACAGATAAATTTTTACATACAGCTGGTAAAATTTATTTTGAAATTCCTAAAATAGTTTTTAAAGGACAATTAGAAAACAACAGTTTGGTGAGTAAAATAGATTTTTTTAGAATTCTTTTTATATATAAAGAGGGTGGTTTTTATTTAGATATGGATGCTTATTTTCATACAGATATAAATAAGTTCACCGCTGGGACAGATATGTATTTAACTTTTTTTTCATGTAATATATGGACTTCTATTTTTTTCTGTAAGAAAAAACACCCAATACTAAAATTTGTCATTCAAAAAATAATACTAAATGCATATAACAAAATAAATGGTATAATGGCTTTATGCGGCCCGTATGCAATGTGTAATGGGGTTATTGATGGTCATAACTTTTATCAAAATAAAAATATAAAATATCCCGATGGCAAATCAATGTTGGCAGTGGATTTATTGAGAGGTAAAAGTTTTGTTGCCGATGGCTTTAAATATAGATTTTCTAAAAACATTGGTTTTGGTAGCGGTAAAGAAGCAATAGGAACTAATGAAGATTATCGAGGTCGTTTAGGATGTATTATGAAAAATCATAAAATTCTTTATGAAGGAACAGGAAAAATTCACTGGCATAAGGAAATTCAAAATTACCTTAAAAATAAAAAACCTAATTGAATTACATCTATTACTACATATTATAATAAAAGATGAAAAAAGTAATTATAACAGGAGTAACAGGTCAAGACGGAAGTCACATGGCGGACTATTTGTTGGAGAATACCGACATTGATATTATTGCTGGCGTACGTCGACTTAGCGTAAAGAATCATAAAAACATAAAACACCTAAAAAGTAATCCAAGATTCAAACTTATTGATCTCGATATAACCGACCAATCAAATGTAGATCGGGTTATTTCAGAAGAGAAGCCAGATTACTTTATTAACTTTGCGGCGAACTCTTTTGTTGGTGTTAGTTGGGATATGCCAGAGAACCATATGAATACAAATTGTATGGCGGTTCTTTATCAACTTGAGGCTATTCGTAAACACTGTCCAGAGTGCCGCTATTATAACGCAGGAAGCTCTGAAGAGTTTGGAGACGTAGTTACCACCCCACAGGACGAGATGCATCCACTGCGCCCTAGAAGCCCTTATGGAGCATCTAAAGCCGCCGCTAGACATCTAGTTAAAGTTTGGCGTGATTCTTATAATCTCTATGCAATACAGGGATGGCTATTTAATCATGAAGGAACAAGAAGGGGAGAAGAATTTCTCACCCGCAAGGTCACAAAAGCTTTAGCTAGAATAGTTAAGGAAATCAGGGACGGTAAAGAAGTTAAGCCTCTCGAAATTGGAAACCTCGACGCTAAAAGAGATTGGTCTGATGCTGAAGATTTTGTAGCTGGAATTTGGTTAATGCTTAATCAAGAAAAACCAAAAGAATATGTATTAGCTTCAGGGGAAACACATACTATTCGTGAATTTGTTGAGTCTGCATTTGGCTTTGGAGGATTTAATCCAGATGAATGTTATTGGGAAGGTGAAGGCTCAGACTCTAAATATTATCACCGCGATCAAATGCTTGTTAAAATAAATCCAAAATATTATAGACCAGCTGAAGTTAATTTGCTACTTGGTGACCCAAGCTTCGCTGAAAAAGAAATGGGTTGGGTTAGGAAAACAGACTTTTATGGTTTGGTAAAGAAAATGGTTGACAATGATATAAGTTTGCTTTAAGATAACCTCATGCCTAGAGGTAAAAAGCTTTGTCCTTCATGCAATAATTTTTTAGGTGTAAGATCGAGCTCTTGTGTTTGTGGTCATTTTTTTAAAATCAAAAAATCCGCAAAAAAGCCTAATAAACTTAAAATTCTTTCTAGGTTGGTTAACATACCTGACAAAAATAAGAGAGTCTTTTATTTGAAAGAATTTAAACTAATGAAGATTCTCGCTGAGAGATACTCTCTTGAGTTTGTTTCTGTTATAGATTTTGGCAAAAAATTTGATTCGCTAGCTTATCTAGTTAGTCCAAAACTCAAAGACACCCTAGATCAAAAATGGAGGGCTTTTAATTACAAGGTTGACAAAAGTAAATATATTGAATATAATATAGGAGAGAAGTTTGGTATGGATAAAATAATAGAGAAAAAAAACAAAAACACAAAAGATTTTTTAAATGAGTAAAACAATAAAAAAAGAAGAAGAAGAAGAAGAATCAATAAACCTTCTTGGCAAGTTCCTTAAAAGCAATAAAGAGGATCATTATAATTTTGAAGACGATACAGATTATAAAATCTCTAGTGGGTCTTTGCAGTTTGACTTGCAGCTAGGAGGTGGCTTCGGTCCAGGTTTACATAGGTTTACAGGAATGAATGAAGGGGGCAAAACATCAGAAGCTCTTGAGGTTATGAAAAACTTCCTTATTTCTAACCGCAATTCAAAAGGTGTTTACATTAAAGCCGAAGGTAGGCTTTCTCCAGAAATGAGAAAAAGGTCTGGGATTAGATTTGTTTTCAAGGCGGAAGACTGGCTTGATGGAACATGTTTTGTTTTTGAGTCTAATATTTATGAAACATGCGTTGATTTAATGAGAAAACTTATTATAGAGAATGAAGAAAAAGTTAAATATTGTTTTGCTCTTGATTCTGTTGATGGATTAATTCTTAAAAATGATGTCGATAAAGGCTTTGAAGATTCCGCAAAGATTGCTGGTGGAGCCGTCATTGCGGGAGCGTTTATGAAGAAAATGTCTATAGCATTAGCAAAACGAGGTCACATGGCTATCTTTATTTCTCAGGTTAGGGCTGACATTAAACTAGATCCATACAGCAAAGCTCCAATTAGACAAACTACAGCCACTGGAGGTAACGCCCTGTTACACTTTGCTAATTGGATCATTGAGTTTGAACCAAGGTTTAATAAAGATATTATTTTGCAAAACCCCTCTGTTAAAAAAATGGATGCTCAAACAAATCCATCTATTGGTCATTTTGCGCAAGTTACAATCAAAAAATCCCCAAACGAGAAAACCAATACCAAAGTTAGTTACCCTATTAGGTATGGAAGGAGCGGCGGAAACTCTATATGGATTGAAAAAGAAATTGTTGACCTGCTTTATGCTTGGGAGTTTGTCAAAAAAAGCGGTTCTTGGTATAATACTACGGAAGAATTTAAAGATTTACTTTCTGAAAACAAACTTGAATTCCCAGAAAAACTTCAAGGAGAAAGTAACGTTTTTAAAACAATCGAAGACAACCCAAGGCTTTCTAAATTTTTAGTATCTTATTTTAAAAATGCTATTGGCGAACTTACATGAAATTTTTAGATCCATATGGGAAACCAAGGAATTTAAAAAACGCTAAAAAATATCTTATTAATTGGGGGACTAATAGTAGAAGCAAATTCCAAAAAAATGTAAAAGACTTTTTGGTAGATTATTGGAAGAACGATATTGTTTTTGAAGAGTTTAGAATTGTTGGGACAAGACTATCTTTGGATTTTTATAATGCTAACAAAAAAATAGCAGTAGAAGTACAAGGGGGTCAACATATTAAATACGTTAAACACTTTCACAAAACAAAACTTCAATATTTAGAACAATTAAAAAGGGACCAAAAGAAACTTGACTTCTGTCAGTTTAATGGTATAAAGTTGGTAGAGATATATCCCAAAGACGTAATAACCGCATCTCTGTTTGAAGATCAAGATATATATTTATGAAAGAAAAAGAAGAAGAAGAATTAGAATTTTCAATACCAGAAAACTTTATCCAACAGCTTTATGAATTTAGTGGTAGCGCTGATAAATATAAGGGTATTATATTAGCCCTTTGTTCTGAGCGCGGAGAACCTACAATTTATTCAAAGTATGGCTCTACCATCGTTGAGATTGGATTAAAAAGCGTTTTATCTAACTTCGTCTCTAGAAAAACCGATATCATTGAAAGTAAGTAAAACATGATTTATAACTTAGAACTAGAAAAGCAGTTATTAGCAGCTTTAATTAAAGAACCAGATTTGTTTTGTGAGATAGCAAATTTTATAGATCACGATGATTTTTATTCAGAAGAATCAAACCTTCATAAGACGGTTTTTACCTTAATAAAACAAGCGATTCAAAGTGGCGAAGAGATTGACGAGGTTATTATTGCGCAAAGAATATCTTCTATAGGTTTGTCTTTTGAAGACAACTTAAATCCAGCAGATTATATAAAATCTCTTGCTTTAAGAAAAGTCCCTAAAGGAAATCTTATCAAAACCGCAAAAGAGCTTAAAAAAGTTTCAGTTAGAAGAGGCATATATAAGGCCGCTCAAGACATGGCTAGACAGATGAAAAACGTTTCGCCAGAAACTACTTATCACGAAATAATTGAAAAGGCTGATCATGTATATAACTCAAGGATTAATTTATATGAAGTGGGCGAAGATTCTCCAGTTAATATATATGATGAGATGGAAGATGTTATTGAGGAGAGGGGCAATAATCCAATAAGCGAATTTGGCATGATGGGCCCCCATCCAAAGGTAAATGAAATGTATGGTTCTATTCTAAGGCCTGGGAACATAACTGTCGTAGTCGCTAGGTCTGGAGTTGGTAAAACACAATTCTGTATGCATTACGCCACTAAAGTTAGCGCTCAATACGACGTTCCAGTTCTACATTTTGATAATGGAGAAATGAGCAAAGAGGAACTCATCATGAGACAGTGTGCTTCTATATCTGGAGTCTCTTCTCATTTATTGGAAAGTGGTGAATGGAGGCAAGCTGGTGAAGAAGTGGTTAGAAAAGTTAGAGAGACTTGGGACAAGGTAAAAAACCTTAAGTTTTACTATTATAATGTTGGGGGTATGGATGTCGACTCAATGGTTAACACATTAAAAAGGTTTTATTTTTCTAAAGTAGGAAGAGGTAATCGTATGATACTTTCGTTCGACTATATAAAAACCACTAGTGAATCTTCTGCCAATAAAAACGAATGGCAAATTGTCGGAGAGATGGTAGATAAATTTAAAAAATGCGTTCAAAAAGAAATACTTCACGACGGGTTGCCCATTATATCTATGATTACTTCTGTACAATCCAACAGGTACGGAATAACAAATAACAGGAATGCACAAAACATTGTTGACGATGAGAGTATTGTTTCTTTGTCTGACAGAATTATTCAGTTCTGTTCTCATATGTTTATTCTTAGAAACAAGACTGCCGACGAGATAGAGATTGAAGGGGGAGGTTTCGGTACACATAAATTCATCAATATTAAATCGAGGCATCTAGGTAAAGACGTTTCTGGCGCTCTTGACCCAGTTCAAATAGGTGACACGCTAAGAAAAAACTTTGTCAATCTTGAGTTCAAAAATTTCAATATTACTGAGTGCGGAGATTTAAGAGATATAGCCAGATCAATTGATGGCGGCGCTAATATAGATACATCAGAACCAGATTCGCTTCCAAACTTTAATAATGTCTGATATGTTTAAACAAGTACTTCAAGAAATTGGATACACACTTGTTGATTGCGGCGATCACTGGAGGACCAATGCCTTATACAGGGACGGAGATAATCGCACAGCAATTCAGATATATAAAAATACTGGAGTATGGACTGATTATATAAAAAGCGAAGGATACAGGCCTTTAAAAAGCCTAATAGAGCTTACTTTAAAAGGTGAACCTAACAAAATCAAATCTATACTTAAATCTTTAGATGCAAAGCCAGACGAGATATCTGAATACAAACCCAAAGCATTAATAGAAATGGAAAAAACTTACGACAACAGTATTTTGGATAAACTATTTCCAAATTATAATTTCTATTCGAAAAGAGGGATATCAGAACAAACCCAAAGAGACTTTAAGGTTGGTTTAGCTGGGGGAGGAAACATGTATAGAAGAATGGTATTTCCTATATATAATGGGCACTCTCAAATTGTTGGTTTTTCTGGAAGAAGGGTTGACGATAATGATTTTTCAAAATGGAAACACATAGGCAAAAAAAATAATTGGATTTACCCTAGTTTTTTACCAAACAAAGACAATATTGACTCTATTATTCATTTAAAAAAATCAGTCTATTTAACTGAGAGCATTGGAGATGCTATGGCTTTGTATGACCAAGGAATAAAAAACGTAGTTGTTATATTCGGCTTGTCAGCAAGCCCTGCTGTTATCTCTTATTTGTCTGGTATAAACCTAACTAAAATCATTATAGCTGGCAATAACGATACAGGCTCCAAAGAAAACAGGGGGTTAATGGGTTCTATTAAAAATTATTTAAAACTCTCTCGTTATTTTGATCTTGATGTTCTATCTATTAAACTCCCACCAAATGGTCATAATGATATAGGCGATGCTCATGAGAACTCTTGTGATCTTGTTGCTTGGTCTAAAGAAGTTACCGACCGTGAAAAACAAAGGCAATTTATTTCTGAATTTGTCGTAAAGCAAAGCCAAAAATTTTCAAAATCAGATATAAAGAAAGCGAGAACATTAAATGAGTGAACCACAAACCCCGCTATCTGCAAGTAGAATCAAAACTGCCGAGAGTTGTTCTTGGTTGTATTGGACGAAGTACAAACTTAAACTTCCAGACAGAAGTAATGATGGAGCGAGAAGAGGTTCTATTTGCCATTTGATATTTGAACTTCTAGGCGAAAAAAACAGGAGGCATTATTTTGATGAAATAATTAGAACACTTGACATCTTTAGTGTCCCATCAATCAAAAGGCTCATGTTTAAACATGCGATAAAAGAGGGTATTGATGATGAAGATAACATTAGAATGATGAAAGAGATGACTCTTAATGGTTTGATGTATGATTTTTTTGGTGACAAAGAAGGAGAACCAACCGAAGAGCATTCTGAAAAAGATTTTCATATTGTTGTAAACGACGGTGTCGTTAAATATAAAATTAGAGGTTTTATTGATAAACTATTTCTTTATAAAGATAAAAACTTTGCATTAATTAGGGATTTTAAAACCAGCAAGGAGACCTTTAAAGGTAAAGATGCAGAAGACAATATGCAGGATCTTATGTATAGCTTGGCGGTAAAGCACATGTTCCCAGAGTACGAAACAAAACAAAGCGAATTTTTGTTTCTTAAGTTTGACTTAATTCCAGATATTAAAAAAAGTGGAGTGATAAGAATGGAGCCTCTTGACGAGCATGACCTTCATGGTTTTGAACATCATCTTACAGAGATGCAACACTATCTAGACAACTTTACAGAAGGCATGGCAACAAAAAACATGGCCGCATATAAGGGCTTTCCTAGCGACGGTTCTTTTAGCTGTAAGCTTTTGTGTGGTTTTGCCAAAGAAAAAGGTCAGCTTAAAAAAGACGGGACCCCTATGTGGCACTGTGGTATGAAATTTGATTTCTTTTATTATGAGATTAAAGACTCTGAAGGTAATTTTCATAAATCTTGTTTTGATGATGAGTTTTCTGAAGATATGATCCCAGATGGAGGCTCTTATGAACTAAAACACTACGCTGGGTGTCCTGCTCATAGATAATACTAAACATTGTTCTTGACGTATCATATATTTTTGGTATCATTGTGTTGTGATGAAACCCATTTTTAAGTCTACATATTCAATAGGTAAAAGCATACTAACTATTGATAGCATTATTCAGATATGTAAGGATAAAAATTTTAAATCTTTAACTTTAGTTGAAGATAATTTAACAAGTTTTATGAAGGCTTTTCGTGCTTGTTCAAAAAACGAAATAGATTTGACTTATGGATTAAGAATAACTTTGTGTAATTCTGTTGATAGTAAAGATTCAGATCATAAGTGTGTTGTCTTTGCCTTGGATGACAAGGGCTGTAAGTTGATGAATAAGATCTATTCAAAAGCCTTTGTGGATAATGACGGCAGGATAACTTACGAAGAGCTTAGGTCTTTTTGGGATAAGGATTCTCTTTCTTTTATTGTCCCATTTTACGACAGCTTCATACATCAAAATAACCTTTTCTTAAAAAACTGTATACCAGATATGAAGGATTTAAATCCCAGGTTCTGGATAGAGAAGAACAACCTTCCATATGATAAACTTATTGAGCAAAAAGTAATAGAGTTTACTAGTGGTAATTATCCTGTAAGTTTTGTTAAGTCTATATATTATAAAAACAAAGAAGATGTAGAGGCTTTGCAAACATATAAAATACTTTGCAACAGAAGCTTTGGTAGACAAGCGACATTATCTTGCCCTAACTTAAACCACTTCTCTAGTGACGAGTTCTGTTTTGAATCTTATTTAGAGAACACCAAGTAATGAACAGCGATTTATTGAGATACAATAGAAATCAAAAGTATATAATTTTTGATACCGAGACCGAGGGTTTAAATTTAGTAAAGTCAAAGCCATGGCAAGCTGCTTGGATTGTAGCCCAAGGCAACAAAATTATTAAGAAATACGACAAACTTATATATTGGGATGATTTAAATGTGTCAAAAGATGCGGCAAGGATTACTGGGTTTAGCCAATCTCATTACGAGAAGAATGCCGAAGACCCAAAGAAAGTTTGGCAAGAATTTTCAAAGTATTTATATGATGATTCTTACAAAATTGTCGGCCAAAACCTTCTTGGCTTTGATGTATATATGATAGATGTGTGGAGGAAACTTATTGGTGAACCCTTGTTACAGGATTACATAAACAGGATTATCGATACAAAAGCTATAGCAACAGCGATAGTTAAAGAGTCACCTGTTGATAAAAAAGATTTTATATACTGGCAGTATAGGTGGTTAAACCACAGGGAAAGAGGATTAAAAACATCTCAATTAACCCTGCTTAAAAAATATGAGATTGACTTTGACCCCAAAAGGTTGCATGATGCTCTTTACGATATTGAAATGAACTTTGAGATATTTCACAAACAACTTTACGACATTGAACTATGAGATATAAAAACCCATTTCCAGTAGGCGTTAAGTTGCCAGAGATTATCGTACCAGACGACACGCTAGAATCCCTTGGTTTAAAGCACGGAAGCTCTAGCTTAGAAATCTTGAAGCAGCTTTGTAGAAAGGGCCTTAGAGATAAGCTTCTCATCGAAGCCGATAACAGAAAAGATTATTATGATCGGGTTCAGATGGAAATTAACATTTTAAACGATCTTGGTTTTGTAGACTATATACTACTTAACTGGGATATTATGGATTACTGCAAAAGAAGTGGCATCCCAACGGGTGCTGGCAGGGGAAGTGCAGCTGGCAGCTTGGTACTTTTTCTTCTTGGTGTAACAAACATTGACCCTATTAAATATGAATTATTTTTTGAGAGATTCGTCTCTAAAAGCAGAGCCAAAAAAATTGAGCATAATGGAGAAGTCTTTCTTGACGGTTCTCTACTTGCTGACATTGATAATGATATTTCTTATGATAGGAGGATTGAAGTTATTAAGTATATTGAGAATAAGTACGAAGGTAAAACATCGAAAATATTAACCCTTAACACACTAAGCTCCAAGCTCTGTATGAAAGAGTGCGGTAAGATTGTTGGTGAGTTATCCGAAATAGATGTAAATCAAATCAGTGATACCATACCAAAGCATTTTGGCAAGGTTGCCAAGCTAGATGTGGCTTACGAAGAAAGCGAAGCCTTTAGAAAGTTTGCCGACATACATAAGAAGTCTTTTAAGATTGCCCATAAATTAGAAGGGTTAATTAAAAACACAGGAGTTCACCCTTCTGGTATTTCAATTAGCTATTATAAACAAGAGGACATAATGCCCTTGCAAAAAACAAACGATGGGGGCTTAGTTTCTGGTTATGATATGGATGATGTAGCGAGCCTTAGTGTTAAGTTCGATATACTCGGTTTGAGGACGCTTTCTGTGGTCCATGACACCTGTAGCCAATTAGGTATTAAAGCCTCTGATATTGATCCTGGAGACAAAAGCATTTATGCTGCGTTATCTTGTATTCAACAACCCAAGGGTTTGTTCCAGATCGAGGCGGAAACGAACTTTAAGGTTTGCAAACAAGTGGCCCCAAGAAACTTAGAGCAACTCTCCGCTGTAGTTGCTATAGCAAGACCTGGAGCTCTAGACTTTAAGGATATGTATGCTGATTATGTTAGGACTGGCAATTTTAATTGTGTACATGAGTTCTTCGATGATATTCTTAGCTATACTGGAGGAATCCCGCTCTATCAAGAGCAGTTGATGAAGATGGCTGTTAAGGTTGGTTTTAGTTTAGATGAATCAGAACAACTTAGGAGAATAGTTGGTAAGAAGAAGGTTGAGGATATGCCAGCTTGGAAAGCTAAAATTGAAGCTAAGATTAAAGACAGAAAACTAGATCCTGTTATTGGTGAAGTTTTATGGAAGGTGGCAGAGGATTCCGCAAATTATTCTTTTAACAAATCTCATAGTATATCTTATGCATACTTGGCAGCTATTACAGTATATCTTAAATTCAACCACCCGAAAGAGTTCTTTTTGAGTTTGTTGAAAATGTCTAGGTTTGAACCTAACTCTCACGAAGAAATAGCAAAAATTTCTCAAGAACTTTCGTTTTTTGGTATCAAATTATTGCCACCAGATTTAAATCTTTCTAATTTTGATTTTAAAATTGAAGGTGAAAACATTCGATATGGATTAAATTCTATTAAGGGCGTTTCTGACAAGGTCATAGAATCCCTTATAGATTTTAGAGAGAATAGTTTTGAAAATAAATACGATATATTTATTGCTGCTAAAGACTGCGGGGTAAACATTGGTACTATGTCGGCGTTTATTCAAGCTGGACTTCTTGATTCATTTGTTTCTTCGGATCGTTGTCGTTTAGTTTTAGAGGCTCAGAGTTTCAACATACTAACAGACAGAGAAAAAAGAAACGTAATACAAATGGGAATTAAATTTGATTATGATATATTGAATACAATTCATAACTGCAGAAGTGAGAGCGCACCAGCTGATGATGGCAGAATTCTTTTTGCTGACAGAAGATTTAACACATTCAAAAAGAAATACGACCAGTATAAAAAGATTTATGAACTAAACTCTAGTCATATAAAATTTGCTAACTGGTATTTTGAAACACAATTACTTGGTTATAGCTACTCTTACAATATCAGGGAAATTTTTTCGATTGGAGACTCGGCATCATTTAGAACCTCTGAAGAAATTAGAAACTCACCAGAACGAACTAGAGTTAAGTTTGTTGGTGACGTTGTAGATGTGACTAAAAGAACAAGTAGAAACGGAAACAAGTATGCTAGGATAGAAATGCAAGACGAGCTGGGGCCTATCTGTGGTTTATTTCTTGACTCAAGCAGAGAAGAAAGATTGACAGAATACCTGAACTCTGGTAAAAAACTACCAAAGAAGGGTAACGTATCTATAATAACTGGTACTGTTGGAGATGATATTTTATTTATTGATAAAATTGAAACAATAGAAGAAAAAATCTATATGAAACTATCTGAACTAAAATGAGTGTATATAATAGCGTGATATTTAAAGACTTCAACCTTACTCCTAGAGCAAAAAAAGCTTATAAGGATGCTTATGATGCTTCAAAATCAATAGGAGACAAAAATGTAAATAATCTACATGTTCTTTATGGCTGTATAAAGAATATATTCCCTCAATTTAGTTTTGTATTGTTGAGCGAAGGCTTCGAAGTTGAGGCAAAACTTTTGTTAAATGATATAAAGAAAAAAGAGCTTTACAATAACGATAAATTTTATTCAAGTGAAAGATCTGATCCTTGGCATGAAGAAGTTTTGGAAACTATAAAAGAAGCAAACAAAATATCACATAATTTAGATCAATATTATATAGGTATTGAACATATTTTTTTGAGTTTGCTAATAACATCTCCTTATATTTTTGAAAAAATAACACAAAAACCTTTTAATATTAAAAGCTTGAAGTCTTCTGTAAAAAGTTTCATTAACGGAGATTTTGATTTTGACTTAAACAAACCAAATGATTTAGATTTTATTCAAAACTTTTTAGATGAAAACATAACTGATGAGGATAAAGATTTAAACGATATAGCTTTTGGGAAAGAAACAAATATAGATTTCATAACTAATTTAAATCAATCCTATTCAGAAGGTAAGTTGCCTAGTGTTTTTGGCAGAGACGAAGAGATTAAACTCTTGATAGAGACTCTCTCAAAAAAGAATAAAAGCAACGCTATATTAACTGGGGAATCTGGGGTTGGTAAAACCACGATAGTTGAAGCTCTGGTTGAGAAAATATGTAAAGGAGATGTGCCAGCGAATCTTTTTGGATTCGAAATTTGGAGCGTTAATGTTGGCGAAATGTTAGCTGGGACACAATATAGAGGTCAGTTAGAAGAAAAGTTAAAAAAACTTTTAAACATTGTCAAAGAAAATAAACAAATCATATTGTTTTTTGATGAAATTCATACTATATTTGGAGCTGGCACAAATCAAGAAGGAGGTTTGGATGTAGCCAATATGATGAAACCCATGCTAGCTAAGGGTGAAATAAAATGTATAGGAACTACTACATCACAAGAATTTCAAAAAATCTTTTCAAAAGACGTTGCCATGAAAAGAAGGTTTTACAACATTAAAGTAGAAGAACCAAGCATAGAAGAGACGAAAAGAATAATTTATAATTGCAAGCATAAATACGAAAAATTTCATAATGTTAAGTTTAGTAAGTCTGTTGTTGATTGTGTCGTAGATCTTTCAGATAGAATAATTAGTCATAAAAAATTTCCAGATAAAGCTTTTGACATAATAGATCAAACTGGAGCAAGAATTAAAATCAAAAATTCAAAAAAATCAACTGTCGTTGTTAAATCCCATAATGATTTTATAAAATGTTTAGCCGAAAGCAAAGATGACGTAAATGTTATAAAGTCTAAATTTAAAAACTTCATCAGCGAGCTTGATAATTTAAATTCCAGTATAAATTTAAAATCTATTAATGTGAAAAAACTTGATGTAATTGAAACTATCTCCGAGCATAGCAATATCTCTGTAGATCAAATAAAAAACAGCAATCAGGGATTCTCTTCTTTTTTCAAAAGAATGTCTCAAGAAGTTTTTGGTCAAGATAAAACACTACACGACATAAATGATCTTCTTTTTTGTGCTAAAGCTGGCTTGACAGAAGGCGACAAACCCTTAGCTAGCATGTTCTTTGTTGGTCCTACAAGTGTAGGCAAAACATACGCGGCCAAGAAAATAGCAAAACACTTTTTTGGTAATGAGAAATCCATTATACAAATAAACATGAGTGAACTTTATGACAAAACGGGGATAAGTAAGCTCATAGGCTCTAATTCTGGTTATGTTGGATATGAAGACGGAGGAATCCTTACAAAATTCGTAAAAGAAAACCCTAATTGCGTAGTTCTTTTTGATGAAATAGAAAAAGCCGACCCTCAAATTTTAAACTTATTACTTCACCTTTTAGATGAGGGTTACATAGAGGATGGTAAACATGAAAAAATAGATTTTTCTAAATCTATAGTTATATTAACTAGTAATATAGGACACAAAAAAGCATCTAAAAAAAGCATGGGTTTTGTTCAAGATATAGAGACAAAAGAAAACTCCTATAAGGACTCGGTTAAGAAAGAACTAAAACCAGAACTACTAGCCAGAATAAATGAAGTATTGGTTTTCGAAGATCTTTCTGATTCAGACATGAAAAGAATTATATTACATGAACTTAATAAAATAAAATCTACGCTTTTCATAAAGAATATTGAACTTAATTTCAAAAAATCCACAATTGATTTGATTTTTAATCAACTGAAAACAAAAAACCTACATGCCAGAGATATTAAAAAATATACAAGGGATAAAATACAGGTGCCAGTGGCTAAGATAATGATAAAAAATTCCAAAAAGTCACAAATAACGATAAAAAACATTGACAACAGTATAAATGTAAGTTAATATACAAGTATATGACAAAAGCAAAACAAAACAAAATCATGAAAGCAATACGAACAAGCAAAGGACGCTTTTTTGGCTTATATACCAAAGCTGGAGAGTCCCTCAATGCACAGTTTGTATCCGAAAGCCCTGAGTATGTTACTGTTTATGACCGCAACGCCAAATACAAACGAAAGCTTGCCAAAACAAGCCTTGCTGGTCTTAAGTTTAGTGATGTTAAGATCGGAGCTATTTCCTAAGTATTCAAAAACCCAAAATAATAATACAAAAACGGTACACTTATAGTGTGCCGTTTTTTATTTCTTGAAAAGAAATATCTATACACTATAATAACAAAATGGATGCTTCACGTTTACTAAAGAATAAAAACCAGCTTTCTACCGTTACGGAGATGGACTACGAGGATTATGAATCTTTGTATAAAATCACAGAACAAATAATAAAAAAAAGCATTGATGATTTTGTTGTTTCGAAAATGTACTTTAATGAAGAAAATGAAAATTTTGATTCTTATATAGTAGAAAATAAAAATACCAATCAAAAATTTATAATTAAACTATCTTACGATATAGGATGTGCTGAAATATTAAACGAGACTAGAATACTTAAAGAGGAAAAACCCTTATGTTGCAACTCTTATGTTGACTCTGGAGTTCATAGATCAAAAGGTGTAACATTTCTATATTTAATTTCGACAAAAGAAGACGCAGTCGATTTCCTTGAATTAGGAAGATCTGCTTTTTTAGAACATAAAGACTCTTTTATTTTTGCTATTTTAAACTTTAAAGAAATTAAATCAAAAAAAACTTTTTTAGATTATTTCAATTCGATATTAAGGCCTTCAGTTATTTATGAATACGAAGACGCTATTAATAAACTAGAAGAAAAGAGTTCAGATTTCCCAGACATACTCGATTGGACGGATAAAGAAAAAAAAACAGAAATAAAACTTTATTTTTTTATTATAATGAGAACTTTTGAAAAGTTTATGTTGGGAATTTACGATGAAGAATTCTTTAATAAGGGTGAAACGTGCCACGGACTCTTGAGTAATGAAAAAATTATTTTTAAAAACGATCTTTTTAAGTTTACCGACGTTGGTTTTGCTTTTTCTGGCAATTCAATGTTTGACATTTGTTGGGTTTGTTTACAGGGAGGTTTCAAAAAATCCAGTTTTGATGATCTTATAAAAAATTATGCCATAGCCACGGAGGTTGAAGAAGAACAGCTACATAAAGATTTTTATAAAATGATGGATATTGTTTTACCTTTATTTTTTGCTAGGCTTTTATATACTTCTTTTGTTGAAGAGATTTTATATCAAAATAAAAGGATTCAAGAAATTTATAGATATTTTTTTTCAGCATTGAACGCTTTTAAGTGGGTTGATTATTCTATAATAACAAAAAAATATATAAAAGTTCTAACGGATAGGCTTTTAAAACCAATGATTGATGCTCAAGTAGATCTAGATATTAGCGTGGCAGATGAAACCAATACTGAACAATCTTTTGCCCCAATAGAAGTTGATCCAGTTAGTAATGTAAATTTAAAAAAAATTAATAAAGAAGATTCAACAGACCTTCTTCTTTCTTGGAAGACCTCTCCAGAAGCTACTGGTTATGCTGTATATCTTATATCACCAGACGGTTCTTTTTACAAAGAGCTTACATATAAAAACTCTTGTGTGTGGGAGGATGTTAAGGGGATCGGTGCATATGGCGCAGGGGTAAAATGCTTAACTAATGCTCGATTTAAAGACTCAGAATATTCAAGAGCGGAGGTGTATGTAGATTTCCTTGATGATTACTTTTTAAAAATAAAAAATAGGGATTCATACTATAAAGGTTAACCGCTTTTAAAGTCACATTACCAATAGAATTAAACAAGGAATAACCTATAATAACCTAAAGATGATACAATTATATAAACCTAATTCAAAAAACACTGGAAATGCTTTTGGTTTTCGTTTGGGTGTGCAAGGAAAAAGCGAGGAACCTTGCCTCTACATGACTGCAATTCAGCAACATTCCTGGAATCAAAAAACAAGAAGCGGTTCTTTTTCTGGTAACTCAAAAAATCCAGAGAAATCCTTATCAGTTAAATTTAATGAGTCTGAGCTTGGTGGTTTTATTTATGCCATAGAAAACTATGATAAATATAACGTTTTCCATAGTTTTGAAGACAATAAAACTTCTATATCCCTAAGCACATATACAAAAAAAGACGGGACCAAAGCATTTTCTTTTTCCTTAACAAGAAACTCCGCTAATAAATTTGGTATAGGCTTGGAAATGTCTGAAGCTTATCTGCTTGCGCAGTATTTTAAATTTGTTCTAAATAAAATATTCACTTATAGAACTAATTTTATTTCAAAATGAGAAAAAAAACAATTCTAATACACTCAAACTTTTGCAAAGCCTTTACTGGTTTTGGTAAAAACAAAAAAAACATATTAAAGTACCTTTACAATACTGGTAAATATAATGTCGTTGAGGCCGCAAACATGAAAGTTGCGGGAGATGAAAGCCTAAACGAATTGCCCTGGAAGTGTTATGGCACTGTTCCTAAAAACTATTCCTCGTTATCAGGAGAAGATAAAAAAAAAGCTGGATATGGTTATTTTGAAATAGATAAAATAATAGATAAGGTTAGACCAGATGTCTATATAGGCGTAGAGGATATCTGGGCATTCACAGACTTTCATAGGAAAGCCTGGTGGAACAAGGTTAACTCTGTTGTTTGGACAACCCTAGACAGTTTACCTATCTTACCACAAGCAATACAGTTGGCCCCTAAAATTAAAAATTATTTTGTATGGTCTAGCTTTGCTGAAAAATACTTTAAAAAAATAGGTTACAATCATATAAAAACTCTGAGAGGCTCTCTTGATGTCGATGTTTTTTTTAAGTTAGAAGATGACAAAAGAGAAAAATTAAGAGAATTTCACGGAATAAATAAAAATGACTTTATTATTGGTTTTGTTTTCAGGAATCAGTTAAGGAAATCTGTTCCAAATCTACTTGACGGATTCAAAATATTTAAAAAAGATAATCCAAACTCTAAGCTTTTATTGCATACTCATTGGGGCGAGGGTTGGGATATAAATAGATTGCTTGAAGAAAAGAATATAAAATCAAACGATATTATTACTACATATTTCTGTTCTTCCTGTAACTCTTATCATGTCCGCTCTTTTTCTGGAGAAAATCAAAAATGCAGAAATTGTGGAGAGCAAACCTTAAGCACAACCAACATTTCTAATGGCGTAGACGAGGAACAGTTGAATGAAGTTTACAACCTTATGGATGTTTATTGTCACCCGTTTACAAGCGGAGGCCAAGAAATACCAATCCAAGAGGCGAAACTAACAGAACTTATAACTCTTGTGACTAATTATTCCTGTGGAGAAGATAGTTGCTCTAGCGATAGCGGTGGTATAGCATTAGATTGGAATGAATACAGAGAACCTGGGACCCAATTTATAAAAGCTTCTACAGATCCAACTAGTATAGCTAAAGAATTACAGTTTGTTTTCAACATGACTAAAGAAGAAAGAGTCGCGCTAGGAAAAAAATCAAGGGATTGGGTTATTTCTAATTTTTCCACTGACGTAATAGGTGGCAAGCTAGAGGAGCTTATAGATTCAATGCCGTATCTTGATGAAAATTGTGATATAAAAAATGTTCATTATGACGATTTATACAAAATGCCAGAGAACCTTAGCGATTCTGATTTTATAATTAATATATATAAAAACATTCTAAATGAGGATGTAGATCATAATACTGATGGCTATAAACATTGGTTGTTTGAATTAGAAAACAAAAAAACCGATCAGTATAAATTATACCATCATTTTATAAGTGTGGCAAAAAAAGAAAATCTTAAAAAGCCAATATCTTTTGACGATTTACTTTCTGATGAAGGTAAGAAAAAAAGAGTCGCTGTTATAGTCCCTCAATCTGGTACTGATTTATTATTTGTTAATTCTTTAATGAAAAATTTGCAAAGAAAACACAAGGGGTGCAATATATATGTATTTACAAAACCAGAATTCTTTGAATATATAGAAGACAACCCTTATTTATATAAGTGCCTTCCTTATTCTGAACATTTAGACAACCCAATTTCTATGGAGGGTTTCGGCGATCACGAAGGTTTTTTTGAAGCTGCCTATTATCCAGCCACAACGACTCAGAAAATTCCATGCAACATTCATAACGGAAAATAACAAAATGTCACACATATTAAAAGAATATTCTAAAAACCTTGAGGTATCTCCTTCTAGACCTATAGTTAACAAACACTATTACCCAGTTGTGCCAGAAAATTACATTGTAATTTACAATGAAAGAGATATAGACTCCAAGTGTTATCTATATTATTCTCTTGTTTTAGATTTAATAAAAACAACTCTTGATTCTATTGGATTGAAGGTTGTATCTATAGGTTCTAGTAAAAATTTCAGCAATAGGTGCGATTATGAATACAGCGATTTAAGTTTTAGAAAAAACGCTTATATTGTATCTAAAGCAAAGTTATTAATATCTATTGATAACGCAATTTCTCAATACGCAAGCGATCAAAATGTTCCTATAGTTAGTTTGTATGGTAACGTTTACCCATCAATAACAACTCCTTATTGGTCTAAGAAAAATAAAAAGATTGATATCGAACCAGAATGGGATAAAAGGCCTAGCCTGGCACTTGTAGATCCCAAAGATCACATTAACAAAATAAAAGCAGAGAGTATAGCTAAGGCGTGTCTAGATCTTCTTAAAATAAAAAACTATAATATTAACTTCGAAACAAAAATAATAAACAAAAACAAAAAAGTTTCAATAGATGTCATACCTTCTGACTATGTAAATATGGACATATTCAAGGATCAAGTATTGAACTTAAGGTTGGATAGAGGCTTGGCAAACGAGCTTGCAATATTTCAATACTGCTCTAATCATAAATGCGACATAACAATTAAGGATTCCTTAATCAACCCGAAACTAATAAGTAAAGTATCTAAGAATATTAAATCAATCAACATTATAACTACGAGCGAATCTATAAACATACCTAAAGATTATCTTAGAGTTTTGAAGAAATTAAATATAAATATTAATATACTGGTTGAGAATAAAGAATTTCTTGATAAAATAAGATTTAAATTTTTTGATCAAAATGTAATTTATCATAAACCACCAAAGAAAAAGCCCGAAAATCTATCAGTTAACTGTAAATTTTTATCATTCAAAAATGTGGTTGATGGAGGAAGGGTTTATAAATCAACATATCATTGGAAAAATAATATTGACAATTGTGATAAAATAGCGGATAATAGCGATTACTGGGAAGAACTAGATCACTTTTATATTTATGAGCAAAACTAAAAAAACAACCGCCAAAAAATCCTCAAAGAAAATTGCTGTCAAAAAAACAGCAGAGACAAAACCCTTTTATGGCCCAGACGTTTACAAAAGAAACGAGCACGGACTATTAGAGAATACAGAATACCATTTCAACGAAGACGGGTCTGTTGATTGGAGGGCTATGATTAAGTCAGAGTTCCTTTATCCCAACAAAGGCTGGTTTGAAATGCGCAATAAAGAAGTGCCACGTTCTATTGAGGGTCTTAAAGACAATCAATTACTTGTCATGCTTGGTGGTATTAAAGATTTGCTTCGCTTGAGGGGTTATAAACATCTTAGCTTTGAAGTGGAAAATGTCAGTGACGGTTATGTTACAGCTAATTGTAATATTTCCTTTATTGGCAATTACGAAAACGAAATGTCTGATATTATTTATCAAGATTGTGCTAACGCCACAATAGAAAATACCAATTCGTTCTGCGATAAGTTTCTCGAGACGATTGCTTGCAATAGAGCTTTGGTTCGTTGCGTCCGAAACTTTCTTAATATTCACATCGTTGGTGCAGATGAAATTGATAAGTCTGATCCTGCTCCTACTGGCAACAGCACACAAACCGCAGCCTCTACTCCTATAACTCCATCTGGTTTACTTGAAAAAACCTTAGCGGCGAAGCACGATGTAACTAGCTTCGATGGGTTTAAGGTTTTACTGAGGACGCTCTGGACAGACAAAAAATATATAAATGAAGATGTAAAAGATTGGGTTTCTTTTGACAGCATTCCAGCTAAAGAGGCCAGAAAACTCATTGGAATAATATCAAAATGATAAAAAGAATTTTAAAAGAGGAGGACTTCAAAGAAGCGATCAACGATTTGACTATCAAATTCTCTAAAGAACTCGGAGATTACCACAACTTTTTAAGTCACGATACTGAAAAAATGACAAAAAGATTCTGCAATGAATCTTTATTAAACCACCAATTCTTTGTCTGGGCAAACAAAGAAGATGGGGTGTATGATTCTTGTATAGCCTTTATCTTGGAGGACAGCAAATTTAACAAAAAAGTTTTTGTCGAATATTTATGGATTTCTAAAAATCCAAAAGCTGGATTTAAATTATTTCGTACTGCATCTAATTTTGCAAGGGATATTGGAGTAAAATATATTGCTATGTCAAATACGGAAAAAGGAAAACAAAAAAAGAAACTAGAGTCATTTTATGAAAAAATGGGGTTTTTAAAAGATAGTACTATATATATATCACAACTATGAACAACAAAATATCTAAAAAGATAAGAGAGATAATAAATCCACAAGACGCTACAACCAGAAAAGTTTACAGGAGAGCTAAGAAACAATATATTAAGACTCCCAAGAAATTGAGAGCTGCTTTTATTTGTAGTTTAGAGGATATATTTAGGGCAGACAAAGACTAACTCGGCTACAAATTTTATTCCGCTTTTTCTTTAGCTTCTTTTATCAACAGCTTGTTTAGCGACCCGTCGTTGCAACCGTGTACTATAACGGCGTTTTCAAAATCTATTGGATGGTCGAAGCGATAATCTTTAAAACCATTTTTGTCTTCTCCAATCACAATTTTTTTATTATTGTTTTTAATTGATTCCTTTCTTTTGTAATTTTGAGTTCTAAAGCAAAACTGGATTAATTTAGTTTCATGTGATAAAGGAGTAAACTCCCATTGACACAACACATCCCAAGCGGTATTAATACCAGATACGTACTTCCAAATTTTTGAATATTTATCTACAGAAGGCGGATAAACTGCGGCCCCAACAAGATGTTTGCATAGCTTTATTAATTTTCCGTCTCCAGTAAGTGTTGTTGTGTCTCCTAAATTGCCCATAAACGGCTTTTCACAATTTTTATATTCTTTGTAAAGTTTATCCGCCCATCCGCTCTTCAATGGAGTCATGTCCAACTCCATCCATAACCAAGGCTTTCTGTTTTTTATTGCTTTCAAATATACAACTGTTTGTTCCCAATAAAAATTTGGACCTGATGGCCAACCTCTAGGACCATCTCCGCTAAATTCTTTCATTGCGGATTTTTGAAACTTGTTATTTTTTATTGCGATTTGATAGTAAACGTTTTCTGCCCAGTCTTTATCTGATGGCCTGTAAACCACCAGTAGCTCATGTTTTTCATAAGGGCCTTTCATGTTAAAAATTTCCGCAAAGGAGTTTATTAAAACTTCGTCTGTTCTTGATACTGGTACTACTATAAGCATAATTATTCTGATTTTGTTGGTTGGCTTGAATAACCCAATGGATCGAGGTAAGTTAAATAACTATCTTCTTTTTCTTTACCGTCCCCGTTAAGTTTATTTAATTTAAATTCCACATTTGTGTTTTCTTTTTCTGTTTTATTTTCTTCAGTTTGATGTTGTTTTTCTAATAATTCTACTTCATAACCCAGTTGTTGAATACTTTCAATCGATTGGTTTTCAGAAAGGGATAAGGGAGAAGCACCAAATGAGCCCCCCACCGTATTGGAATAAATTGGACCGCAAGTATAAGGAGTTGGAACATCAGGGCAAGGCTCGTCTCCAGGCCCATCTCCATAATTTATTATATCCTCCACATAATCAAATCTGCTTGGGTCATATTTTTGTGCAACTATAGAAAAATCGCTTTTATCGTTTTCTTTTATACTTAAAATTTTGTAAACCGATGAAAGCTCTGTTTTTTTTCTAAATCTATATGCAGTTCCAGCCTGTACAAAACCAATCAAGTTGTAATTTGGGTCTGATGGCTTTATCCAAACATAACATCCAAATTCATCGTCTTCAGAAAAAGATTCTATTTCCATTTCTACAGTTTGATTAAGGCTCCCAAGCTCAAAATTAAGTTGGTTTTGATCTCCTACTGTAGTGTCATTTGGCACGTAAACAGTTATAACATTAGAGTATTCGTTTTCATTATAAGGGTTATTTAATCTCAAATAACCATTGGCAGAATCGACCTCCATTATCCTGCCGTAATTATTTGTGTGTGTTTTCAGTTCATCTTCAATTTCTATGTAGTCTCCAGGTTTACAAAGCATCGCTTCATAACCACAGTCAAATATAACAGCTTGGTTTTCTATAATGGTTTGATATATTAGATTTAAACCGACTCTTCTAGCTTGCCCCGCCGAAGTGCAGCCTATAGCGTTTACTGTTCTTGACACAGGCCCTCTTTTACCTATATCTTCGTTGTTTTGAACATATTCTGATTTTGTTCTGTAATCATCATTCTTGTCTATGTAAACTACTTCAACAGAATTATATTGTTCGTCTTTTTTATAGTTTGAATATGAAAAAATACCATCTTTTACATTATGATTGTTGAAAAAAGCTATTGACGGTCTAGGTCTATCATCACTAAATTCGATTTTATCGTTTTGATAATATATCGCACCTCTAAATATAGCAACAATAGCATTTATTGCGTCAAATATTGCTGTTTGAGCAGAAAACATTATATTTGCGGCAAACCTAGGTTCTCTGCCAAACTTATAATCGGAAACCCCTATATAATTTCCTGCTTCATCTACACCATCACACCACCTTGCTATTTTATAAAGATCCCATTTATTGATGTTTTCTTCTTTTATATAGTTTCCCAATCCGTATCTAGGGTTAGACAGCATATCATATAAAACCCAAGCTGGATTATCTGTCCAACCAATTTTAAACGTTCCGTCCCAGTTACCTTGGTAAACTCCCGCGCAAGGGTTTCCGTCCCAAGATGATATATACCTCTTATCTACACCATCTCCATTTAATGGGTAATAATTATTGGGTATTTTTATTTTTTTTAATTTGCAATCAAATGTTCTTTTGGGTATTTGGCTAAATACTCTTGAGTCTAGTTTGGTTCCCACTAAAACCGAATAAGGATAAGTAAATTGTGACTCTTGAACCTCTGTTATTTTAGCCAGCAGAATGTCACATAATATCAAAGAAGAATTTGTTTCTGCTGTCATTTTTTCTACTTCTACAAACCTCCTTTCAATAGTCTTTTCATCAAAAGTAACATCTAAATCCGAAGCGTTTTCTGGATTTGCTACTGGAGGCAGATAGAATATATCACTCAGATTAGCGCTTGTGAAATTAAGAGAATTCGATTTACCTTCAGTATCGTCTGGGTTTCCAATGTCTAAAAGAGCTGGAGAACTCACTAGAGCCCGAATATTAAATTCTCTATAGCCACATTGTCTTTTATTTCCAAACCTATCTTCCTGTCCCCACTTAACATTAAATTTTAAAATATGTGGATATTGATCTCCAGCTTGCTGTTGGTATTCTGGGTATGATCCTTGTGATTCCTGAAGAAGGTCCGAGAGTGTATTTATTTGCAAGGTTATAAAAAATTGGTTTACGTTTGGATTTATTACATAATGAGTTAATGTATTGGCTTTTTCTCTAAACTTAGAAGCGTTAGACCAATTAGAGTAACTAAGTGGGCCCCTAAACCCCTCGCTAGTTCCGAATCCCTGTATGTTCCTAATATCGTCACTGCCATCTTCTCTACAAGTTTCGGAATTTCCTCCTGGAGTAAGACGCTGCTTAAGATATCCAGGATTATAAGGTCCGTATAGCTTATAATTATAATTATAATCAACCCTTATATCCTTGAAATATCCTAATTTTTGCTGATTATCAGCCCCGTTTTTATATTCGGCCAAAACATTAGACCAATTATACTTTTCAGATTGAGCATTATACCCAGATGATGTTTGACAACTCATAACTCAATACCGTTTTTTGAAATTGATAAACGAAGGTTTTCTTTTAGAAAATTAATTACGTTTTTATTCATAAGTTCTGCATAAAAATCAATATTAGTTTCCTTATAGTTTTGAATTATATTTAGATCCAGAATACTGTCTTCGTTTAGTTTTATGTAGTAAAAACCTTTAATATGACCACGCCAATTACCTAAATCGTCTAAAGACGGGTAGAGTAAAGACTTGAACGATTGTGGATTAATTTCATTTATATTTTCTAAGTCTGAAGCTAAGGCGAAAAATAACTTGTCGTCTTCTTTTTTGTCTTTAAACACATCTTTATGAATTTTGCTATCGTAACCTTCCAGTAAACCGTTGTAAGAAAAACATATATATGGGCTAATCCAATCCTTTGTATTTCCAAAAACATTAGCTAATTTATTGTCGTTGTTATATAATTTGGTTAATATATCTTGAAGGTTTTTTATTACATTTACTTCAATAATGTTTAGCTCACCATCTTGATAATTCAATTCTGATTGCAGGGAATAAAATAGAACGTCCTTTAAAATTTCTTTTTCTTTTTTATTTTTAGAAACCAAGGTTTCTTGAATGTCTTTCGCCCCCTTGAAAAAACTAGAGTCTTCATTCAATATGCATTTTTTGTTCTGCGGGGTGAAACTTAGATCTATAGAACAATTGTTATTTTTTGTTTTGATTGAATATATTGGGTTTGCGATATCAACCGATTGATTGCTATAAGATTTATTTTTTAAATTAAACTCTACAGGGTAAGTATTTGTCAATCTTATAATTTTTCCTGATGAATTTTTCGAATCTTCTATAAATTTTGCAAATAAAAACTTTCCACTTCTTTCGTTATTTGGTAACTCAAAACCATCTTCGCTTGGATCTTTCAATTCCCCAGACTCTATAGCTCTTGCTATTTTTTTAAATGTAAAAGTAAAAGAAGTTTGTTTTTCTTGATTTAATTTTTTCGTGTTTTGTAAAGATTCTTTGTAATAAGTCTCTGGCTTCATAGAAAAAGATCTTTTAACACCCAAGCCTTCAAACCCGTCTCTCTCTAAGGATTGATATAATTTTTGGTTGTATTCTGATACATTTAAACCAATTATAGAAGGTTGTATTCCAAACATTGTTGGTTCTTGTACTGGCACATCATTTAAATATATACCTTGTAGTATTTGAGAAGGATTTAGAAGTGCTCCAAATTTATTTACCAGACCTAATATAGGTCCGTCACAAATAAGGTCTATAGTTTCCGCTATAGAATAACTTGAGAAACTCTTATAGCCACCAAGTTTAGGAGGCCTCAATCTTGGTGGTGGAGGATCTGGAGGTGGTGGCGCACCCTTTGAAGAACCCGTCATTTTCTCTTTTTTCTTCTTGTGTATCATTTTAGCTTAATAATAAGTGCTTTCGCTTTTATCTATTGCTTGCAAGACTCCATCAGGTTGAATATTTTGTGTCATTAACTCTATGGTTTTTGTGGTTTGAGGGAAGTTTTTATTTGTAAAGTTTATAACAGAAGACCCTACCCTAAGCCTACCGTAACCTAAGGGTACACTAGTGCCCTGTTGTGCAAGATTAGCTTTATTAGAGAATAAAAAAGATTCATCCACTCCCCTGGTCGATGCTTCGATTTCTGCAGATTCTGGTTGTACAGGGTCTATAAGCAAAAACAAAGCGTAAGTTATAGCTACCGCTATTAGGACCTTGACAAGGAATGAAGCAACAGCGCCCCATCCTCCTCCATAAATAACAGGAACGACATCGATTGTTTTGGGAGGCTTATCAATATTAGCTATATTATCTTTATTTATGTGTTTTTTATCTATTATCAAACAATAATTTATATTTTGTTTGTGCATCTTCATTAGATTGTCTAAGAAACCTTCATTGTTCGCGTCGATAGCTTGCATAGCGTGTTCTGGCTTCGATATTTCATAATAAAAAACATCGCCATAATCCCTTCCTAGTTTACCATGTAGTCTTATTTCAGTCATACTAATTTTTTTATTTTTTTAATAAAATCAGAATTAACTTCTGATGTTTTTGGCTCGTAAAGCTTATATTTTTTTTCTTGATTAGAGTAAATCAAAAACGGCAAACAAGCATTTTCAGAAGCCTCAACATCTGCTTGTGAAGGTTCTGCGTCTCCTTTTGGATGATTATGATAAATACATAACAATTCAAATTCTTCACTGAATAACAAATAATCTAGTGGATCTAAAATAAATGAGCTTGTAGGGTCTTGTGATAAGTTTTTACATTCTTTAACGACATATCCTCCGTTACCATCTAAACCTACAAGGCCACATATCTCTAAGAATTCTTTTTTTTCGAACCATTCCTTCATTTTTTGTAAAACAAGATCAATATTCTCAGATGAAAATTTATTTTCTTTTTCTTTATTCATATTAACTTACTCCTCTTCTAAATTGAAAGCCGTCCGTGCCTGGAAATCCGCCAAATTTATTGTTTGTGGGGAACCTAAGCTTACAAGATGCAAGTGTTTTATTGCAACCATCTTTCTGCCAATTATCCCACTTATTTTCTTCGTCTGCTGGGTTTTTATTAACGTTAGTTTTTCTTGCTACATAAAAAGTATCTAAACTTTGATTAGGAGCAATAAATTCATCGTCATAAAGCTTGTTTCTTGCGCTTTTCAATCTAACCACACTACCAACAGAATAATTTGTTTGACTATTCCAGTATGGCGGTGACGGAGTAGTGAATCTCAGGTCCATTAAGCCTCCCGCTGAGGTGGAAAAAGGTCTTCCGCTCTCTTGGTTCACGGGCGGCCCAGCATACCTACACCCGTTACCTCTATATTCAAAAGGGCAATATTTAGCAAAAACTCTTCTCTGATTTATACTTTTGCTGTCAACATCTACAGGTGTTGTTAATTCAACCTGAACAAACTCTTTGTTTTCTAATAGTTTTTGAGAAACTATAAATTTTTGATTGACAACAGAATCTCCACCGTTTGGTTGTGGGCCGAAAGGATTTGTATTACCTTCAAAATTTGCATCGTCCAAAAATCTAACAAAAGTCTTAATTCTTACAACCTCTGTAACCCTAAGATCATCAGCCACTCCCTGAAGTATATCAGAAACAAAATAACGTCTATTAGATATTTTTAGTGTGGGTCTGTTTGGTCTGGCTGACGTTTTGGATTCAAAACCATCGAAATCCATTGCCACTGGTTCGTATTTTTTATTATTGAAAATTATACTACCTCCATAAACTGATCCGTTATGTATATAAACATGATCCTTTGTGCTATTTGAGTTTGAGTTCGGTATTATTATAAAGAGCTCAACCATTGCGGTGGGCTCTAAGCTCAATAATTCTCTTGTTACACTAAAAGTTCCTTCTGCCATGATATTAAATACACATTTGTTCTTTTGTTGAGTAAAAAATTTAGAAATTATCAACGAATGATATAATATATTATATCGAACAACCTTATATTCAACATCAAATAACATGCAAAAAATCATTTACAGAGTATACAGCGGGAAGGGAAAGTATCAGCAGAGCTATTCATCTAGTTTAGAAGGTTCTTATTCGTGGGCTATTGATTGCGCCAGTTTAACTGGAGGAGAAGTCCATGAAGCCGTTGTAGAGAATAATGGGGTAACCAGTTCGTCTTCTATTATATATCCCAAAAACAAAAAAAATGAAAATCATTGACATAGATTTTGATGATCCAGTTTTTAGAAATTGCTTCGAAGAATACTATGTTAATTCGTCTCCAATGGAAATTTCTAGCTCCAAATCCATTTCTAGAAGAAGAGACAATAGCGATTATTATCTTAAGTTTTTAAAAAAAAAATGCACACTTAATCATTGCTCGGTTGACGATAACGGCGATTATGTATATTTTTCTTTTTCTTCTATAAAAAAAGAACCCAAAACAGGCAAAGATTATGTTCATGTTTATTTTGTTTTCAACAATAGGTTAAATTTTTTTCCCCCCGAGATGGTGGTAAAAAACGCATATGCTATATGGAATCATCAATTAGAGGTTTCTGGTCTTGATTTTTGCGGCTCGTCAATATTGCGCATTAATAAACGTTTATCTTTTATAAAGTTTATTAAAAGATACGTTAAAGCTGCAGAATTTTTAGATAAAGATAACTTTGCAATAGTCAGAAAAGAAAGAATAAAGGAGGAGTATGAAAAAATATAACTTTAAAGTTGTAGGGACAAGCTTAATTAACAAAAAGTTTGACGGAGATGTTTTTGAATCGAATGATTTTAATTTCGCTGCCAAAAACCGTTGCTTTATAAACATGATTAAAGACGACTCTGTTCATGTTTTAGAGCTAAAACTTGTTAGGTTTGTAAATGGGCACGTAATATTGGAGGGTTTTATTTCTGACCCAAACAAAAATGTAGGTAGAATCTCATTGAAATATTTGCCATGACCTTGTTTTTTGTGTATGTATTGTTATGTCAACATCAACACAATCAAGTCTTTTAAAGCAGGTCGGCCACTATGGTGGCGAAAGAGTTGTTAATGGTACCGTTACTGGCAAATTTATGGCTATTCATGCTCTTGATGATTGCATAATTGGCGCTGGAACAGTAGGTAGTATATCAAATTTTATAGGTGCTAGCGTCGCTCTTGGCGATGTTATCGTTGGAGAGTGGTCTTCTATTGAAATAGCGGGTGATGCTATTGTTTATTATGCTACTTAACAAATGAGGCTTCTACGAATAACTGGAAACTCAATCTACAAAAGATTTCGTACTTTTGCCGCAATACTTGGTTGCTGCGATACGTTTTGGAAGGATTCGGTAGCGTGGGATGATGCTTGCTTATGGAAAGAACCAGAAGATACATGTTGCGATACATTATGGAACAACAACGAACTGTGGAATAATGAATGCATTTGGAACTCTCCAGAAAACAACTTCCCTTTCAACTTTCCTATTATATTAGGAGACGCAGAGGACTTCCCTTATAACTTCCTCATTACATTAGAATAACACAACAAACAAAAAAATGGCTCAGAATAATACGACAATAAAATCAAAAGACTCTGGTGATACATTCACTGCTAACGAATTCAATAGTTTAAATAGAGCTATTAATGGTAATGCGGCTGATGTACATCTAAGAATTGCTTCAGCTTTAAATAGCAATCTTTCAAGTGAAGATTTCAATGAAAAACTTGAAGAGGCTAGTAAATATTGGGTTGCTACCGACATGAGTGATCCTATTGACATCATAGATAGACAGTGGTTAATTACCAAAATGTCTAGCGAAGGAGAAACCCTTAGTGGAGTCGGAGAAAAGGTTTCTTGGATGTTCCCAAACGATGCAACTATTTTCAACGCTTCTTGTGGTGCTTCTACACCCCCTGTTGGAGGGGATGTTCAAGTGTCTATTAAGAAATCAGGTACAGTTTTCACTAATCGAACAATAGCTTCAGGCAATCTCACAGCTATAGCTACACCTTTCTCAGACCCAATTATTGCTAATTCTGGAGAAAGAATTTCATTTGATGTCGGCAGTATCACCTCAACCAGCGGAGCAGCTGGTTTACACGCAGGTTTGGAGCTGGTTTGGGCAACTGGAGAAAGAGCAACTGGAGAAGCAGGACTTGGCTCTTACGTTTGGGTAGCTCCAGAGGATGGAATGATTCACTCCGCTGTTAGTTTGGTTGCTGTGCCTCCCGATGGAGGTCCTATTGGAATAGACGTTAAAAGAAACGGCTTAAGTATATTAGAAACAACAGGCATAATACCTGATAGTGGATATAGCACAATCCTTGGGATACCACATGAAATTGACTTTGTTCCAAGAATTTTTCAAGCTGGCGATGCAATTTCATTTGAAAATCTTTCCGACACCGATTCTTACGAAGGAGGATCAAAACTACGTACAGATATAAAAATATCAATGGGGATCTTAGGTGGCGCAGGTCAAGACACTGTTACTTATAAGACTAACTACGATAATCCAGACAAGGTTAATGGTGATATACCAGTTGACTGGAAGAGGTTAACTTTTGGCGGATCTAACGATATTATTCATGTAAAAATTGGCAAAAGTGTTGAAACTATTGGTAGTCGTGCTTTTGAGTACAATGTTGATATAACTGGTGAGTTATTAATTCCATCTAATGTTAGAGCTATTAATAGTAGTGCTTTTGAGTATTGCACAGCAATTACCTCATTGAAACTTGAAGAGGGCCTTGTAACTATTGGCTCTAATGCTTTTCAAAGATGCACTAGCTTAATTGGTGACTTAGTAATTCCAAATAGTGTTGAAACTATTGATAACGGTGCTTTTTTTAATTGTAATAACTATGACGGTAAGTTAATACTTGGAAATAATCTTAAAACTATTAAGGGTTCTTCTTTTAAGTTTTGTAATTTCAGTAGTATAGTCCTTGGGAATAGTCTTGAAACTATTGAGGTTGGTGCTTTTTTAGGTAATAATTTTGAGTCCATAACTATTCCAAACAGTGTTACAACCATTGGCGAAAATGCTTTTCAGTTTGCAAAGTTTACCACTATTTACTGTGACACGGCCATACAATCATGGGATTCGCTAGCATTGAATGGATTAACTAACTTATCACCCACGACAATGTACGTTAATGACGTATCAGCGTTAGGCTATGCGGCTGGATTTCAAAATTTTGCAGGTGCAGATCTGACCATCGTTGAATGGGAAAAATACCCTAACGCTATACCCAACTAAAAGAAAATGAGTATTATTAACACATTTTTTTTACCTTCAGAACCTTCAGAACCTTCCTCTTGTTGTGTACCAGAAACGGTTTCTATCATTGGCGCAGCTTCGAGCAGCATGACAAGGAATGAGTTTCCATCATGCGATTATTCTGAAAGTTATGGTGGCACACCGCCAGACTACTTGGACTACTACACTCAGCAGTTATTCTATGATGGAGAAAAATGGAACCTTGTCTGGTCATCGGCGTTTTCTATTGGTGAAGCATACCTTGTGAACGGTGACCCATGTGTTCCAACAGGCACCTATACAGATATATACGGAGGCTCACCGACGGTTTCAGAACCAGAACCAGACCCATGATGCAATTTTTACACATACCAAAAAACGCTGTACCCAACTAAAACAAAGCTTCTCAGTATCTGGTATGATCAGCTAAACGACGAGGCTAAAAAAAGAATAGCTGAATTATATGAGAAAGATTTCACTATGTTAAATTATGATTTCTAACATCGAAATATAGATACAAGTGTAAAAATAACAAACAATTTAATCAAAAAAAATGGCTCAAAACACAACAACAATACCACAAAAAAGCACAGGTCAAACATTAACCGCTGTAGAACTTAACGAATTGAATAATACGGTTAATAATAATGCAAACGATGCACAATCAAGATTATCCTTGATTGAGGGTACTTATGTGGAGTCTGGCGATAACGTTTCTGATCTCGCTAACGACGCTCTTTACGTTTCCTCTGGCGATAACGTTTCTGATCTCGCTAACGACGCTCTTTACGTTTCCTCTGGCGATAACGTTTCTGATCTCGCT